TATAAAGATAAATCACATTATTCTTGGTCTACTGCATGTTATTTAATAAAAAGAAGTTATGCTAAAAATTTAGTTAAAAATCATAAAATTGGTGACAAATATATTTTTAATAGTTTTGGTTTTAAAAATCAGGCGGCAGATGTTATACTGTACAACTTAGGAAATGCATATTCAATGCCATTGTTTACCTATATACTTGATACTAAACATGCTATTAACTCATCACACTCCACATTCCACACAAGATCAAAAGAGCACATAGATGGTTGGTGGGAAAAAAATAGCAAGCTATATCCTAAAGAACAGTTTTTTGACACGGTAGCTGGATTAACCCAAAAAATTAAAAATCCAAAAATATGTTTTAAAATATTTCATGATGAAAAAAATAATGATATTGAGGTAAGAAGCAAGCTTGTAAAACGTGCAAAAAAACAACTTGAAGAAAACTTTGTTGAGCTAGAAACTCCAACAATTATAATGAAGAATGTAGAGGACATTAAAAGTTTTTATAAGAAGTCTAAAATAAAAATCTACCCTAAAGGTCATGAGGATGGAGGATGGAAGCCTGGAGAGTTGGGCATTTGGGCTAGCAACTATACTGCTTGGAATAACTTTGTTGATTCTAAATATGATCATCTAATGCTTATGGAGGATGACATACAGATTTCTAAAAACTTTAATCAGATGATATATAAGTATATTGACGAGCTCCCAGAAGATTGGGATGTGTTTACTGTCTATATCCCAGAAACTGGCAATATAAGATATAAAAAGAATGCCAAAGATCTAATGATTGGAAAAGAAAATATTTGTAAAGTTTACCAATCCTGGTCATGTTTATGCTATATAGTTAGCAAATCTGGGGCAAAGAAAATAATAGAGGATGTAAAAAATCCAGTATCAAGACCAATAGATCACTATCTTTATTACCATAATAGTCTAAATGTTTATACTATAAAAATGGATAGACCAAACATATGCAATATATATAAAACTAGATCTACTGTTCAAAATGTTGATAAACAAGATATGACTGGATATGTCTAATTAAACTTATTATAAAGATAATCTATAGCAGATCCTTTGGGAAGTTTATTTTTATCAATTCCTTCCCTGTTTAAAAACTGATTCCATATTTGTAATGTATGACTTTCTTTGCACTTATTAAGAACCTCTTCTTTATAATCCCTATCCCATATCTTTTTCCATTGCCAGAAATGTACTGGATAAAATACTTCTGGAGGCTGTGCATATTTTAGCACCCCGTATTTTTTAGCACCCTTTGTTACTAGCAGTGGCCCTATCTCAGACCAGACTATTTTACTTTTATCATACTTTACAGAGTTCTTGATTAAAAAGTTTATTAGGTCAGAATCTTGTGGCATCTTTAGTATTCCGTTCGCCAACCTTTCGTCTTCTTCAAAACCAAAAAGATAATCTCCAAAATCCCAATCAGATCTTAAACAGATAGAGTCAGTATCTGTCCATATTAGACCAGTTTTTTTAATCATTGTGTATCTAAACATATCTGCAAATGGTCCGTAAGAATTTTGGATTTTAAATATTTCAGACTCTGGAATAATTTTATTTGCGTCTTCTTTAATAATCCCTTTAGGTACTTTCATAGACATATCATATACAAATAATGTAAATGAATGTCCATAGTAGATGAAAGAAGATAGAGCAGTTTGCTCTACTTTACTTAAAGGATTTCCTATCCACAATGATCCAAAGTTTGCCATATATTTATCCTATAAGTAAAGCGGATCTATTTCTAGATCCGCCTCACATATAAATCTGATTATTATTCAGATTTCTTTTTCTTTGGCTTTGCAGCCTTAAGAGCTTCTTCCACAGCAGATGCTTTTGGCAAACGTCCAAATGCTGGATCGTTTGGATTTACTGCACGTGCAGCTACTGGAATTAGAGCACCAACAAGAGCTGCCCATAGATCCTTTGGATCTGTTACACCAGCAACATATAGAGCTGAAGCTGCACCTACTACTGAACGAGCATATGATGCAAGCATTGCCTTATTTTTCTTACTTAGTTCCATTTTTTCCTCCTAGGATAGAACCTTTACTAGTATAGCATAGCCAGCCCAAAGACCAATTATTCCTGCCACCCCTGCAAAAACTGGTGGTGCTGGAACTGGCAATTTGAATGCTGCGAATACTACGCCACATCCAAAACCTGTTATTGTTGATAACAATATATCTTTCATTCTTCCCCCAATATATATATTTTGTGATGATCTTCACAAAAATCTACAAACCTTGTTTCTGTCATAGCAAGTTTGTAAGATTCTTTACTACATAAAACAACTTCACAAACAGCATAGTCATACTTTAAACTTTCTTCAAAACTCTTCAGTCTTGGAATTATCATCATTATCCTTATCTGGATTATCTATTGGTGTTGGGGCGGTAGCAAGCGCACCACAATCATGGCATTGAATATCCAAGTGATACATTCCAATCGTATAGGTATCTGGATCAAAAGATACCAATGCTCTAAAAAGACTGCCACCACAACTAGGGCATGTACATGTAGGAATACCTCTAGCGTCTATCATCAATATCCTCTGGCAAAAGTTTTTTTAGTTTCTCAAAACTATCTGATAGTTTTTTCATATCATTATATAATGGCATTCCCTCTATAACTATTCCATATTCATTAAAATAATTAACTGATGGCTCTACCTCAGAAACAAAATCAGATATTCCTTTTTGAACATCTTCAATATATTGATAAGCCCAATCACGAGATTCTGATAAAAACTTTATAAAATTTTCTTTATGTATATCATCTGGAGAAATTGGATTTTTAATAGATTCTGGAATAGAGTTTGTTGTTGCAAGGTGTATTAGTATTATTTCTGTAAGCATTGCGGTGGTTTTTTTAAGATTAATTGCTGCATGTAAATATGCAATAAAAAATGATATAGAGAACATCATTAAGGCTGCAACTACTATATCCATAATAAACCTCTTCTCATATGTAAGTATACTACATTATGACACATGGGTTGGCCAATAATATTTACAAGGTTCTTTTTTATCTGGACAGCATGGAGCATTATATGGACTATCTACAGCATATTGATATTTTATGTAATATAAAGGATCTTTCTTGAATAGGTTAGCACGATGTGTTGTGATAATACGCATTATTTTATTTTCGTCCCGCCAAAAATCTGGATAATTATCTCCCCAGTCTTCCCAACACTGTTCATATAATGCATTAAGATTTCTTACATTATTCTCTGTTTTGATGCCACGTAAATTTGCTATTTGAACCATGCTTTGAATATAATTCCAAAGACCACGCTCATATCCTTTCCACATGAGTACGGCAGGATGATTACGCCAACCACCAGTTTTAGACATGCCAGAAAGAACATTGAGTATTTGATAACCTTCTAGTATTTGTTTATTTAATCTTTTGTTATCAAGATTGTTAGCACATTCTAAACTATTGGTTGATGTTAAAAATGTTTGCATTATTGTAATGGCTCCCTAGTTACTAACACAATTGCGCCTTCCATTTCTAAAGCTTTTTTAATTGAAGTTACATACCTAACAGCCTCAATTTTCTCATCATGAGACATATTCAAGAATGACCTCTCACTTAATTTTATCGTAAGAAAGTGGTCGTTGTCAACTAGATTTATGGAAAAGTTATCTGGTGCAACAATAGAATGAAATGCTCTACGCATAGCATCTGTATACATTTTATTTTTTATTTTTCTTTTCTATATATTTAAATAAATCATCAAGTGATTCCCAGCCAGTATCTTTTTCAACACCAAGCGCTGATAAAAATATATTCCACGTTTCACTAACATATTGCTCTGCTTGATCTGTTGACTCAACAATTTCAGAGTCTATTAAAAATGCTAGTGGTAAGCCTAAATCATTATACTCAATAAACTCTTTAAAATCTTTATCTTCTTTATAGTTCATCCAGAGCTCAGATAGTATTGAGCACATTGATCTGAAATTAGTTATTTCGTTTCCGTTGTCAAAGCTTTCCATGTTTCACCCCAGGTTTTTTTATCCTTATGATTGTTAAACTCTTTTGATATTTCTCCACCTTCAAGATATATGCCCCCCCAAACTCCCCATTCTTTTCCAGATACACCTACAGCAAAACATGTTTTGGCAACTGGACAAGATTTACAAAGAGAGTCAACTATTGGCCTTGCGTCTATATCTTCTTCATACTTATCAAAAAAAATATTTGTATCTATACCTAAACAGGCAGATTGATCTTTCCAAAGATGCTGCTTCATGTTTAGTCCTTATACTTATAAGGAATGTCCCATCCATTACGGCCAACAGGATATGTTCTTTGAAGATACCAAACTCCGTCAACTCTTACACCACTAACAGCAGTACGTCCAGACTCAGATCTTTTTCTATCAACTACATCCCAACCAACCCATGATAGATTCTTGTTTTTTGACACAATCTTTTCCATTTTTTCTAAACTTTTAATAATCATAATTTTATCCTTTAGTATCTAAAAATTCCTACTTCGATTCCTTTTAGCTCAGCTTCTGAAACTAACTTTGAAACAGATTGCTTTGGCTTGCTAAGAAATGCAAAATAATTTATATATTCCATATTTTCTAAAATCCATTCAGATGGTACCTTGTAGTTCTTCATCTTCATTCCTCTGGCCTTTATTCCACGTTCTGATAAATTACAAAACTCTAAAACCATTGAATTAATTCTTGCTGGACCTACTGAATAGATGTAAACTTCTTTATCATCTTTGCTCATGCTTGACATTGCTACTCCCATAGCACGTAAAAACACATGGTAATCATCAAAGTCTTTACTGCCCTGTACTGCAATTATCATTATTCTTCATCCTTTAATCTATCAAGTATAAATAACATCTTGTCCACATCTTTTTGCGACATACTTATAGTGTTAACTTCTTGTGTGGTATCGTGATCTATTTTTCCATCAATTAAATTTGCACTAAAAAATTTATTGTCTTTTACCCAATAAGCCTTGTCATCAATAGCAATAATCCGAATCATTTTTTCAGACACGTAATTTCTTGACTGAGAATTTGCTGGTTCACTACTCTTAGAAGCTTTAGGAGTAAAGTGTTTTATAGTGCTATAAATAGAGCTTTGGCTCTTCATAATAGTTTTTACCCCCTCAGATCTAAGTTTTTGACTGTACTTAATTATACCTAATGAGGTAAAAAAAGTCAACACAAAAAATGTTATTAGATTAATTGATTCCATGCTTACTCACACCTCATGTATCCATTATATCAATAGATGGAGATATAGTCAAGAACTTGTTTGTTAATTTTTAAATACAGAATTAAAAGAAGTTGATTTAGTTTGATCTTGTCCAAACCCCGAAAATATTTCTTTATCCATTC